ATTCTAATATTCTAACTAACTTTCTTACTAAGTATTCTTACTAAATATACTTAAAAGATATTTTAACAAAGTTCTCTCATTTTGTCAAGAATAAAAATAAAAACTAGAAAATCTTCTATAAAAGTGCCTTTCCTGACGTCGAACCCTCTAGTTCTTCACTTTTCTCTTGACATAACACTGTAAAATGTATTATAATATGGGTATGGGAAGTAAGAAAACTAAAAATAAAATTACTAAAACTCCTAAGATCAGACATTCTTCTGGTCAGACTCCTGCTGCAAGAGCTAAGACACAGCAGAAATACGAGTCCTCCCCCAAACAAGTCAAGAACCGAGAGGAACGAAATGCTGCTAGACGTCTCCTCGAACGGAAAAATAAGGTTACTAAGGGCGACGGGAAAGACGTCGATCACATATCCGGTCTCACCAAGGGTAATGTCCCCGATAATTTACGTGTCTTATCCGCATCCACTAATCGTCGATACAATCGTAGATCAAAAAGAACGAAAGCACCCAAAAAGTTCTAATGGCTAACCATCCTCACAACGCTGATCGCCCTGAACCCCGTGCTGTTATGGAAGCTCTGGCTGCCGATGACATGGAGAAGCTTTACGAGGCTCTCACGGTTCGACAAAAGAGGTTTTGTGAGGAATACTCAATTGATTTCGATGGAAAGGCTGCGGCTATTCGAGCTGGTTACGCAAGTAAATGGGCTGACCGCCAAGCATATATCCTCCTCAAGCACCGTGGGGTTGCTAGATATATCGATCATTTGACACAATCACGTGAAGCAAAGATCGTATCCGTTAACCCCGATTACGTCATTCAACAGGTAACCGCAATCATCGGGAAACCCGGAGCCAAGGATAGTGACCGCCTCCGGGGACTTGAACTCCTAGCCAGACACCTTGGCATGTTTATCGACCGTCAGGAACTGACCGGTAAAAATGGTGGTCCTCTGGAAATTGAGCAGAAAGCTAAGGAGGATGCTCAGTCTTTCACTCATCTCCTGCGTCAACTCCGTGATCGAGCAGAAAAAGACAAGAAGGAAAAGACCAGTGAACCTATCCGGAATTCCTGAGTCTAAGAACTTCGATGACGAAACTACTAACAACTTCCTTCAGCAACTAATCTATGAACACCAAGCTCAACAACAAGCCGATCTAAACAGCACTCTTCAAAACCAACCTCCCGGAGGTTATATGAACTGGTTGAGGTCTGCTATGAATGGGTTGAGTCCACAAGAGCTTCAGATGATGAAAACCAATGGCTTGAACATCAACGACATTTATGTTCTTAGAAATTTTCTAAAGTACGGTCCTACTAATCCCGATGTTTCAATTTACAAACGATGACGGATCAACTGTCTCCAGCTCAAATCCTAGCCAATCTGCCTGATGACGAGCGGGAGAAGTATCTCTCCTCACTTGATGAAACCACACTAGCCAATCTCCGTTACTCATGGGAATTCTGGGCCCGTCCTAACCAGCTAGAGCCCGAAGGAGATTGGTGGACGACATGGCTGATCCTTGCTGGACGTGGGTTCGGCAAGACGCGCACAGGGGCTGAGACTATCCGTAAGTGGGTCTGCGGCGATACTCCACTCTCCCCCGGTCGCTGTTCTCGCATTGCTTTGGTTGCTGAGACAGCCCCTGATGCGCGAGACGTCATGGTTGAAGGACCAGCGGGACTACTAGCTGCTCACCCAAAAGATTTCCGTCCGACCTACTACCCGAGTAAGCGGCTTGTCGAATGGCCCAATGGGGCTCAGGCATTGATGTTTAACGCTGTCGAACCAGATCAGCTTCGTGGTCCTCAGTTCGATGCCGCATGGTGCGACGAACTAGCGAAGTGGAGATATGCTGCGGAGACTTGGGATCAGCTTCAGTTCGGTCTTCGGTTAGGTCTCCATCCCCGTCAGATCGTTACCACTACTCCCCGTCCTATTCCGCTCATCCGTAGGCTCATGAATGACGAAAACACTGTTGTCACCAGAGGACGGACTTTCGACAACGCAAGTAATCTCGCTGCTCCGTTTCTTAGACAAATTGAGGAGCGGTACGGTGGTACTAGATTGGGACGGCAAGAGCTGGAAGGTGAAGTACTCGAAGACATTCCGGGTGCGTTGTGGCAACGGACTACAATCGATAAACTCCGCCGTTCTGAGGCTCCTCGACAGCTTGACCGAATTATCGTTGCTATCGATCCTTCGACGAGCAGCGAAGAACATTCCGATGAAACAGGTATCGTTTGTGTCGGAGTTGCTAAGGACCGCGATGGTTACAATCGGGGTTATGTTCTTGCTGATCGCTCGATGCGAGGGGCCCCAGATGAGTGGGCCAAAGCAGCCGTTAACCTCTACAGAGATTACGAAGCCGATAGGATCGTAGCGGAAAAGAACCAAGGCGGCGAGATGGTGGAAGCCGTCATTAGGGCGGTTGATCGAAACGCTCCAGTCACGCTGGTACACGCTTCCCGTGGTAAGATGGTTAGGGCAGAGCCTATCTCAGCACTATATGAGAAAGGACTTGTCCACCACATCGGACGCTTCGATGAACTGGAAGATCAGATGTGCACTTTCTCTGTTGATTATGATCGCAGGAATGGAAGTCCTGATCGTATGGATGCTCTTGTCTGGGGCTTGTCTTTTCTTTTCAATCGAATGACTGCGAGGAGACGGCTCGATAAGAATGACGAAGAACTGAAAACCGTGGTTCTCAATAGAGAAAACGCTTACAGAGAACCGAATACTTACCGTGGTACAACTGATACTTCTTGGATGATTTGAGTAATGGTCAAGTACGTTTCTATTATTCTTACTCGTGGTCAAGTAACTTCTGAATGGTGGGAAGAAGACGAAGAATTCCTTCCTTCGCTATTTGTTGATAATGCAACTCCTGAATTTACCGGCATTCTAGATGCCGATGCTAATCCAATAATGAAAATGCCACGGCCCATTGGCTTCGGCAGGGACTCTGAATGGTAAAAAAGACCAAGAAAGATACTGATTACAGTAACGACTTTGATCTTGACGATCAGACCTATGAAAAGGGAAAGGAGGGAGATGTAACTGTTGAGCCAACCCGGCTCGTACTGCCTGAAGAAGATCCGGATGAAGTTCCTGAGTCATACGTTCCAGACGGCTTTAAATCCCAAGAAGATTACCTTCAAGACATGCGGGAGACGTATGAGCTTGATCTAGAAGCCGATGAAGACAACCGCCGTGCAGCCCTAGAGGACAAACGTTTCGTAGCCGGTGAGCAGTGGGACCCTCAGGTTCTTCAGCAACGTGCCGGTCTTCCCTGCCTTGTTCTCAATACCATTCCACAGTTCACCGCTCAGCTTGTTGGCGACTGGCGAGAGAATAGGAACGGTGTCAAGGTCCTTCCTGCTGACGTCGATGACAAGAATATCGCAGCTATCCGTGCTGACCTAATCAGGTCCATTGAAACCCGTAACCGTTCAGACCGTGTTTACGACTCAGCATTTGAGTCCATGGTTCAGTGCGGAGACGGGTCCTTTCGTGTCGGTGTCCAGTACACATCCGATGACGCATTCGATCAAGACATTGTTCTACAACCTATCGACGACGCTTTATCCGTTGTTTGGGATCGGTTGTCGATTGATCCAACTGGTCGGGATGCTACCCATTGTTTCGTAGATGACCGCCTTCCGAAGAAGGAATTCGAGAAGCGTTGGAAGGATGCGACCCCGAGTACTCTGAACCCCAAAGAGAAGGGGCTCATGATTGCGAAGGGATGGATTGACTCGTCAAGTGTTCGCGTCACCGAACATTGGCGAATGATTGAACGGAAGCGTCTTTTGGGCCTCTTCGAGGACGGTTCCGTTCATATCCTTGAGGGCAAGGAACTCGATAAGCTCTACCAAGAACACGGCAAGCCAGTCAAGACACGTCTTGCTCCTTGCTCGTATGCTCAGATGCACCTCGTAACCGGCTTTAAAATTTTGGCTGGTCCGTATGAGTGGAAGCTTTCCCGTCTCCCGATCATTCGCATGAGTGGTCGGGTAGTTACTGTCGGTGATCGTAGAGTCCGTTTCGGCCTAGTCCGTTACATGAAGGACGCTGCACGCCTCAGGAACTTCTGGAGAAGCGTTGCAGCCGAGCAGCTAGGGTATGCACCGAAGGCTCAGTGGATCGCTCCCGAGAGCGCTGTGGAGGGCCGTGAAGAGCAGTTCAGGAAGGCTCACCTATCCCGTGATCCTCTCCTCGTCTATAACGACGACGCAACTGAAGCCCCGCAGCGGGTCGAGCCTCCGCAGATACAGCAGGCACTCCTCAATGAAGCCCAGATAAATACTCAGGACATGAAGGATATCACTGGTATCCATGACGCATCCTTGGGTATTCAGAGCAATGAGACTTCAGGCCGTGCTATCATGGCCCGCCAGAGAGAAGGTGACGTTGCTTCTCTGACCTACTATGACAACGGCAACGCGGCTATTCTCGAAGCCGGTGACGTCATGAACCAACTCATAAGTCAAATCTATGACGGCACCAGAATTGTTCGTATCGTCGGTGAAGACGAGAGCAGCAAGCTTGTTGCAATCAATGACCCGAATGATCCGGGATCACCTAACCTCGCTATCGGCAAGTATGACGTCGCTCTTACTACGGGCGCTAGCTACACTACGAGACGTGTTGAAGCCGCCGAGGCTATGATGGAGGCCATTCAGGTCTATCCGCAGTTGATGCAGATCGCAGGTGATCTCGTCGTTAAGGCTCAGGATTGGCCGGGCGCTGAGGACCTCGCAGAACGTCTCCAGAGAACTATTCCGCCACAGCTGCTATCCGATAAGGAGAAGCAGGAAATGGGCGAGCAGGGTCCTGACATGCAGGCGATGATACAGCAACAGCAGCAGGTTCAGCAACAGCTTCAGACTGCCGTACAGCAGCTTGCTAAGCTTGAGCAAGAGAACCATACGCTGAAGGTCAAAGCTGATATCGAAGCTAAAAAGCTTGAAATCGAAGAATATCGCGCTGAAACCGACAGGCTTACGGCTTACGCTAACATCGCTAAGGCTGACGCTGAGTTGAACTTCAAGCAGCTTGAGCGTGAGGCTGATGATGAGTTGGAACGTCAGGAGCAGCAGCTAGATCACGCCCACACTACCGTCGATCAAGCCCTTCAAGCACATGCTCAACTGTCTGACCAAGACATGCAGCAGCAGCAAATGGATATGCAACAAGAGCAGCAACAGCGTGATCTCCAAGATCGAGACACGTTGAACCAGCTGCGTATTGAACAATTGAGCCGTAAACTCAATCCGGGCACAGACTAAACCCCATCTGTGAGTTACCCGCCACGGGGACGTTCCTGAAAGGAATGTTATGACTGACGACAGTTCTAAAAACCCTGTCGATATGGATGACCTTGACAAATTCTCAGATGCCTTCTTCGGTCGTGAGACTGCTGAAGAGAAGGCTGAAGAGGTTAAAGAAGAGGTCGAAGAGACCGAGGACGATGCACTCGAAACTTCGGAAGATCAAGATGCCTCTGCAGCTGAAGACGAAAGCGATGAGGATGAACAGCCAGACGAGGAAGAGGAGGAAACTCCTCCGCCTAAGAAGGCTAAGAAGTCTGCCAAAGAACGCATTGACGAGATCACCGCCGAGAAGTATGAACTCAAGCGTCAGCTTGAAGAACTACAGGCTCAGCTAAACGCTCGTAGCAATAAGGTAGAAATACCTGAGGACAAGCCCGCTGCCAAGCCTGACGTGCGAGAGCAGCTTGCTGAAGATGCCCCTAATCCTGATGCTAAGGATGCCGAAGGCAATCCTCTGTATCCCCTAGGTGAGTTCGATCCTAAGTTCATTCGTGATATCACTCGATATTCGGTGGCTCAGGAGATGAAGGCAGCCAAGGAAGCAGAAGCTAGGGAAGTGGCTCTTCGACAGCAGGCTGAGGCACAGCAGAAGCTGGCCGAGTCTTGGAATGAAAAGCTCTCAAAGTACGAGGAAGAGGTGCCCGAAGTTCGGGATAACATCAAGACCCTCGTTACTGCATTCCAAGGACTTGATGAAGGCTACGGTAATTACATTGCCGGAACCATCATGCAGCTAGATAATGGTCCTCAGATTATGGACTACCTTTCTCAAAATATCGGCGAGGCCCAGAGAATTGTTGCTTCTGGTCCTGTGGCTGCAACTCTCGCTATCGGTAAGCTCGATGCAATGTTCACCAAGCCTCCGGTAGAAAAGAAAAGCAACAAGAAGGTATCAGATGCTCCTGCACCGCCCACTGAAAGGGCACGAGGGAGCAACGGACAGTTCACTGTTCCACCTGATACCGATGACCTCGATGCCTTCGAGAAGATATTCTTTCAGAGGGGTTAACCCTTAAAAAGAGTGTCCCGCGAAGGTTTCCTTAACACTCAAAAGGTAACTTACTAGAAATGGCTACTATTACAGTTGACCAACAGAAGTTGGTTCTTAACTCCTTCGCGGCTATCTTCCAGAATAACCTCCTTGCCAAGGATGTTGTTACTTGGAAGCAGTACAACGACGAAATGTCGGATCGCAACAAGCTTCAGGTTGCTGAGCAGGTTGGCCCGCGTTATACGATCACCCAGACGACCAATGGTGTCGTTGACCTTACTTCCGGCGTCCAAGACTCGGTGTTCGGTTCGGAGCAGTTCACCGTCAACAAGACGTTCGGTGCTTCGATGGGTTGGGCTGACTTCGTGAAAATTCGTGACGTCGGTGAGGCGCGTGAGAACGTTGCTCTGACCAACGCTGCGACTAACCTCGCGGAGCAGATTGATGCGTACATCCTCGGTATCGCAACTCTCGCTGCTAACAACCAGACCGGCACTGCGGGTAACAACCTCGCAACGTTCACGGACGTTGCTCAGGCTTATACCCGTCTGAAGAAGGAAGGCGTCGATGACTCCGACCTTCGTATCGTTGCGACCTACGACGACAAGCAGAACCTCGGCACCAGCATTCTGAGCCTCGCTGCTCCTGATGCTCTCGTGACGGGCGCTTATCGTCAGGGCTTCACTGGTGAGGTCGCGGGTATTCCCACGATGTTCACTCAGCAGCTCCCGGTAATCACCAACGGTACTCGCACGAATGGCACTGTCGCTGGTGCGAACCAGAACGTGAACTACTCGGCAGTTGCCGTCTCCGGTGCACCGGGTCAGTATCTGACTCAGACGATTGCTCTGGCTGGCCTCGGTGCTGGCGGCACGATTAAGGATGGTGAGATTTTCACTATCGCAAACGTGTTCGCCTATGACAACCGCTTGCAGGCTGCTCATTCGCATCTTCAGCAGTTCCGAGTCATCGGTGATACGACTGCTGACGGCACTGGTGCTGCTACGGCTCGCATCTTCCCGGCGATCATTGTCCCGAACACGGGTGGTGGTACGACCGCGAGTGTGAACTCCGCGCATGCAACCGTTGCTTCGGTTCCTGCTAACGCCGCTGTCGTAACGTTTGTGGGTACTGCCTCGACGGCTTACAAGCCTCGTGTCATGCTTCAGAAGTCTGCTATCATCGTGAACACTGCTGACCTCATCATGCCCGCTACGGGTACGGCGATGCGTAAGCAGCTGACTCAGATGCCGCTCTCGATCCGCATGTGGCAGGACAGCTTGTTCACCACGGGCGATCACCGCGTCCGATTTGACGTCGCTTTGACCGCGAACGTCCACGACCGACGCCGTGCAGTGCGTCTATTCGGTAACTAATTGTTACCTGTGGGAGGGGTTTCGGCTCCTCCCACTATTTTCTTAAGGACGTAAACTAATGGAAGTTCGTGAAGTCTATTCTCCTCTGAGGCTCTCAGCTTCCGGTACGATTTGCCAAGAGCGCGGTCTTATCGGTGGCTTTCTTTGCACAACCTCGGGGACACTTCAAATCACTGATGGAGTAAATGCAGGCGGTGCCGATATCATTTCTTCTATACCTGTCTCCGCTGGTGTTTATTATCCCCTTGGCATTCGTTGCAAAAACGGCGCTTGGGCGGTCCTCGGGACCGGTGCAATCGGCACCTTCACAGTCGCCTAAGGATACATCGGTGCGTCGATATAAAGTAACTAGGCCGCCAGCCCTACCGATTCCTGTAAACACAGTTGCTCCGGTAATTAGTGGTACTGCTTCTGTAGGCTCGACGCTCACCGTAACAAGTAATGGAACGTGGACTAATACTCCTACAGGATTTGCCTTTCAATGGTACAGAGACAATGGGACGACACAAACAGCAATCCCCGGAGCCACCTCTTCTACCTATGTTCTAGTATCAGCAGATAAACCTAATAATATCTATTGTCAGGTTGCAGCAAGTAACGCTAGCGGAATTGGTCTTAAAAATTCAAACTCCTTGGGTCCAGTTACTGACAGTCTTGCAGCACCTGTTCTGACTCAGACTTCAACTGCTGGAACCAATCCGCCGACTTGGAATGCCACTATGGCTAATCTTCAGGACGGAGATACCATTGAACTATATTACACCGAGGATGGAAGTACCCCTGTTGCTAATGGTTCACCGCAGGGAACTCACATAGCTAATGGTGTTGAAGAAAATGTCAATTGGGGTACGGCATGGCCCAATCCTTTCCCCGGTGGAATTACTATTAAATGGGCCGAGAGATACGGACGTGTCGTCGGTGGTGTAATGGAGTGGTCTCCACTCAGCAACATTCTATCCGATACAATGCCAGCAAGCGGTGCAACCTTCGTGCCGGGAACGGCTCCAGTAGGACAGAGCAATAGCGCAACGACGCACACCTTTACCAGTGTTGCTTTCGGTGCTGGAATGCCGATTGTTGGTGTATCGGCATACTTTGTCACTGGTGTTACACTGACACCCACTGGCGGTGGCACTGCGATTTCGTTAAACCTTGTATCGGATATTGATCCTACACGTCGAGACGCTACGATCTGGAGTCATGCCGCTATCTCAGCTGGTAATTATGACGTTACAATCACACACAGTTCTGCAAACAGTGATTGCTCGATCCATCCGGGAACGCTTTCAGCGACGAGTGCAACACCAGTCAGTACTTTCGGACAGGCAGCGGGTGTGTCGTCAACAAGTTACGCTGCTGCAGAAACAATGTCAACCGGTGGTATCTGGATTGCAATTGGGCATGCTTATGCCTTGTCCACTATGAATTGGTCAAATGGTACTCCAACGAAGGATACTGAGGTTCAGACAGCCGGTTCTAGCAGTACTGGAAGTATGGCACACGGGACAACCTCTGGAACGGTAACGGTTGCTCCGAGCCCCGGAGCATTCGGTGCAATGGTTGGTGCGGTCTTTGTCTAAGGGAAGTCATGAATAAGAAACAGATTGTTATTGCATTTCTAGGTCTCGGCGTTAGCACTGCTGCTATTGCTGGACCGTGGACCGTAGGTCCTCAAACAATTACGTATCCTAATTCAACCTCACATCCTTTGGGAGACGGTAGCAACCAACGAGGAGGTATTCCCCCTGCCTATGGATATATGGACCCCGATGTTGGTAGCAATTTCATTGAAAGTGATTGGATACACGTAGGAAACTATTCCGATAAACTGTTCACCGCCTCACAATCTGGTACAACGCTAACAGTTTCTTCCTTTACCAGTGGCCCTCCACTTGCTAATGGCGATCTAGTTACCGGCTCGGGCGTAGCTAGCGAGCCTATCATAAATCAGTTGACCGGCACTACTGGCGGCGTCGGTACATATCAAATGGGCTCCTCCCAAACGCTAACTTCGCGCTCGATGTTCGTTGTCGGCAACTTCAAAAGCGCTGCGACAGGAGCTGATGAAGCCAAGGCACGCTTCGATTGCGAGTTCGGCTTCAGTGCTCAGGACGATCCAATCGTTAATCCTGGTAACCCCGGCGGGGCTTCACATAAGCATCACTTCGTCGGCAATCGGCTAGATTTAATTGGTTTGCTTGCAGGCAATGCGACCTATGCAAGTCTTCGCGGTTCGGGCTATTCAGGATGCTTCGGTGGTCCCCTGAATAGAACATTGTATTGGGAACCGGAACCCCGAAAAACACTATCAAATGGTGTAACTGTCGGTCAGAAATTTCATACTTTTGTGAGTTATTATGTCGGCGGCTTAATGGCTGATACATCTGGCGATATTTATGACGTTCGTTCGAATGTCGTATGGCCTCGCGGATGGGATACCATCAGCGGGTTTAATATGTCAGACCCAACTAATAGTCGGTATACTAACATCATAGCTGCCGCTAACATTGCGACACACTCTGGAAAGTATGCCGCTGTTCCTACGGGAAATGGCTTTTTAGGTTGGTATTGCGAGACGCCGACTTCGGGAAATGGTTCTATCGCAACGAGTCCTGTACCCGGAGGCGATCATCAACCTTGGCTGCGTAATGGAGACGGGACTCCGACTCTCTCCTGTGCTGCTACAGCCTCTGATGGTAGCTCTGGACACTTGGTTGCTGATCTAATGACGATGCCTTGTTGGGATGGGGTTAACCTCGATAGTCCTGACGGTCGAGGGCATATGTTGAATAGTGTCATTGATACTGACACAGGTAAGGAAGTGTGTCCTAGCAATTGGTATAAAGTCCCGACCTTCCAAGCCAAGGTTGAATTCTACCACACCGGTCAGAGTGACTATACGAATTGGTGGTTATCTTCTGATCGTATGACAGGCATGAACTACGGTTCATTCAATGCTTCATTTAGTGGCACTACCATGACCATCACGAGTGCT